CAGTTATAGATGCAGTTGATCCTGTTAAACCTGCGCCAATAGTAATTGTGTAGTTATCAGGATATTTGAGAATAACAACACCTGAGCCGCCATTAGCACCATTAGCAATACGACCAGAGCCGCCACCGCCACCGCCTGTATTAGCTACGCCATTGTCACCAGTTGTACCTGTTCCCGAAATACCAGGGCCACCATTACCACCGCCGCCTGCGCCACCAAGACCAACTGTTAGACCACCGCCACCGCCACCGCCGCCTGCGCGAGTAACAGATGTGCCAGTAATACTTGATGCTAAACCATCACCGCCTGCTGGTGCTGTTGTGCTAGTAGCAGTGCCACCTACCGCGCCTGCGCCACCGCCACCGCCGCCTGTTGAAAAAGCAGCATTTGAACCGCCGCCATTACTTCCCTGACCTGCTGTCGCTGTACCACCTGAATAGTTTGATGAAGTAGAACCACCAGAGCCGCCACCAGAGCCGCCATTACCACCATTGCCTGAATCAATGCCTGTGCCTCTACCGCCGCCTGTTGCAGTGAATGAAGAAAATACAGAGTTAGAACCTTGTGT